TAGAAATACAAACAATCGGTAAAGCAACGCTTCGTGTTAAAATCAATTTGGTGATTTCAGTCGCGGTTGCTTACAACTCCAATCCAGCATCGTTGGACAATTTGGAGCAGCTAATCATGAGCGTTCTCGCCGTCATCCCTAACGGGTACACGATCGAGGCGGTTGAAAAACCTACAGTTACTCAAGTCGGGCCATCAAATGTTTTGGTGTCTGATATTAGAGTTTCAACTTACTACACACAAACAAACTAAGGAGTCAAAGTGCCTACCACAATAATCACGGGCAGAGATGTTACCTTCACTATCGGTGGTAACACTTTCGATGCTCAAGCAACAAGCGCAGTTCTAACTGGAACAACAGACCGTCAAACTTACGAGACTTTGGATGGCAAAGCCTACAAAGTGATCGATAACGATTTCACACTTGCTATTGAAATGTTGGCAGACTGGGGCGTAGCAGGATCTCTTTGTGAGATTCTATGGAATGCCTCAGAAACAGCACCAAACACAGGCATTAGCACAGTATTTACAGCTGCATCAGGCGCAGTATTTACTTTCCAAGTATTTCCATCATGGCCATCAGCAGGCGGAACTGCACCAGATGCACAAACAGTTTCTTTGACACTCCAAGTAATTGGTGTGCCAGCAGAAAACTTCGCTTAATAACTAGAAACGGGAGCAAAAAATGAAATTACCAATTCTGATCGAGTTCAACTCAGGTGAAAAGGCAACTTATGTTGCACAACCTCCTGAGTGGGCTAAGTGGGAAAAAGCAGTATCAAAGACAATAGGACAGGCGCAAGATGCCATCGGAATATGGGATCTAATGTTCTTGGCTTATCACTCAATGAAACGCGAAGCAGGTGGAAAGCCTGTTAAGGCATTTGAGGTTTGGATGGAAACGGTTGCAGAAGTAACTGTTCTGGATGCAGACCCAAAAGCTTTGAGCCAGGAAGCATCAACCGAGTCCTAATCCAGTTAGCACTGGCAACAGGAATCCCGATGAGTGAATGGCAAACCGCAGAGGAAATTCTGACCGCATTTGAAATACTTAAGGAGCAAGGAAATGGCAAAGGCTGAAATAGCATTTGACAAGACTGAACTTCGTGGTGTTTTTAAGGCACTCAAAAATATGGATGAAGCTGCGACAGATGAAGCAAGAAAGCAATCGGGGGCGCTTGCAGAATATGCTCGCAAAGAGGTGATCGGCACTGCTAACGGTTTGAGTTCTCGAGCCGTGGCAGGTCGAATCGCCGATGGTGCAAGAGTTAAGAAGTCATCAAAGATTGGTGAAATTACTTACGGTTTTGCTGCTCAAAAATTTAGCGGTGGAGCAACGACCAAAACAATTTGGGGTGGCTCAGAATTTGGTTCAAATAAATACAGGCAGTTTCCTGTTTGGTCAGGGCGCGAAGGCCGAGGTTCAAAGGGTTGGTTTATTTATCCGACACTTCGCAGAATCCAGCCTTACATCGTTAGCGAATGGACTGCCGCATTTAGTCGCATATTGAAAGAGTGGAAATAATGGCAACAGGTACAAGAGCATTAACACTCAAGCTCATTGCGGACATTGATGACTTTAATAAAAATCTAAACAAAGGCTCGACTGAGGTCGAAGGCTTTAGTGGCAAGATTGAAAAGTTTGGCAAGATGGCAGGAGCCGCATTTGCAGCAGCAGCCGTTGCAGCAGCAGGCTATGCAGTCAAAATTGGAGTAGATGGAGTCAAGGCAGCCATCGAAGATGAAGCTGCTCAAATTCGCCTTGCAGGAGCATTAGAACGCGCTACAGGCGCAACCAGAGATCAAGTTGCAGCCGTTGAAGATCAAATAACAAAGACAGCCTTAGCAACTGGAATTGCAGATGATCAACTTCGTCCTGCATTAGCTCGTTTAGCGGTTTCAACAGGAGACACTGCTAAAGCTCAAGATTTACTCAATCTTGCATTAGATGTAGCTCAAGCAACAGGTAAGCCAGTCGAGTCAGTAGCAAACAGCCTTGCCCGAGCATATGACGGGAATACAACTTCTTTAGGAAAACTAGGCATTGGCCTATCAGCAGCAGAACTAAAAACAATGAGCTTTACAGAGGTTCAAGGCAAACTTTCAGATTTGTTTGGTGGCGCGGCAGCAGCTAACGCAGAGACTTTTCAAGGTCGAATGGCTCGCCTAAGAGTGGCATTTGATGAAGCTAAAGAATCTATTGGTTTTGCTTTATTGCCCATTATCGAAAGACTTATTTCATTTGTTGTTAATCAAGTTGTGCCTAATCTTCAAAAGTTCGCCAGTGCTTTTGATCCAATCAAAAAAGCGATTGACGAAAATAAAGATTCATTTGAAACATTGTTCAATTTTATTGCCAATTATGTGATTCCAATTTTGACAACTCTTGCAGGCGGAGCGCTTCAAGTGGTTGGTCAAGTATTTGGCAAAATCATTGACATTATCGGTGCAGCAATAGACAAGATTTCACAGTTTATTGAAGCAGTTAAAAACATGGTTAACGCAGTAATATCTGCCTATAACCGTCTTCCAACTCCTGACATCGGATTGATTGGAGCAGGTGGAGGCATACGCGCAATGGCTGGAGGTTCAGCTGCAAGTGGCGGTGCTTTTGCAGGCGGTGGGGCAACAGCATTTGGTGGCGGTGGCGGTGGAGGATTTGCAGGCGGTGGGGCTGGAGGCGGAGGTTCTCGCGGTGGCGGAGGCGCAGCAGGAACAGCTCCTCAAGGCGCAACTAGCTTAGTCAATCTTGCTGATCGCTTACTCGACATCTCTGACAAATTTACCGATTTAACATTTTTAGTTGAAACAGGTGGAATTGGCAGAAAAGCAGGCCAAACTCAATTTGATAAGTTAGTACAAGAATTTGATGTTCTCAGTGCCCAGGCAGACAGGCTTGTTGCAAATCAAACTTCTGCCGCTGCACCTCCATTTTTAACAAACTACTATGTTGAGTTCAATGGCATCGTTGGTGATCCTGAGGGAGTCAAGCGCCAGTTAGTTGATCTTATGAATGACTCGAACGCTCGAGGTACGCTGGGCGCAGGAGCATTTGACCGATGACCGCATGGAATCCTGTTTGGCAGGTTTCGATCAATGGTGGGACTTATACAGGTGTAACCCTTTCAAACCTGACGATTTCCTCAGGTCGCACAGACATTTATCAGCAACCCCTTGCAGGTTACTGCTCAGTAGAAATCTTAAACACAGATCAATCAAATCTTTCTATTGAGATAAATGATCAGATAGCCATTCAGGTCAAAGATTCAACAAATACTTTTAGACCTATTTTTGGTGGTTTTGTAACTGACATTGATCAGACTGTTAGAACCGCAGGCGCAAGCGCTATTGTTCAAACATTCAAAATTGTAGCTCTTGGAGCGCTGTCAAAGTTGCCTAAGATTCTGACCGAAGGAGTGCTTTCCCGAGATAATGATGGCGATCAAATTTATTCAATTCTTGAAGGGTTGCTCTACAACGATTGGAACGCAGTTCCTGCTTCGCTTCAGTGGAATACTTACAACGCCACAGAAACATGGGCTAACGCTCAGAACTCAGGATTAGGTGAAATTGATCGTCCAGGAGATTATGATCTTGCCGCACGATCAGCAGATACGACCGATGTTTATTCATTAGTTTCTGGACTTGCAAGATCGGGACTGGGTTACATTTATGAGGATGCTCAGGGGCGTATCGGTTATGCCGATTCGACTCATCGCAGTGAATACCTTGCAGCTAATGGATACCTTGAGGTTACTGGCAATCATGCGATGGCTCGAGGCTTTTCAACATCTCGCAAACTAGGTGACATTCGCAATTCAGTAACAATTACCTATCGCAATAATGCTCAGCGATCCGCATCGGATGCAGCTTCTATTGCCCTTTATGGCACACAGGCTCAAAATATCTTGACCTCATTGCATGATGCGGCAGATGCTACTTCCCAAGCAAACTTTTATCTATCACTTCGCGCCTATCCTCAAAGCTTGTTTAAGTCGATTACATTTGAATTGACAAATCCTGAGATTGATGATGCCGATCGTGATGCCTTAATCAATGTCTTTATGGGGCTACCGCTTGACATAACAAACTTGCCATCCAACATGACTGGAGGCGCATTTCAGGGTTTTGTTGAGGGATGGACTTTTAGCGCAGGGTTTAACCAACTCTCAATAACCCTTAATCTATCGCCTGTCGCTTTCAGCTTGCAAGCAATGAGATGGAACAATGTCCCAATTACCGAATCATGGAACACAATTAACCCAACCCTGCAATGGATTAACGCTACAATAGTAGCCTGACAATAGGAGCAAAATGGCAACAACGACCAACTATGGGTGGACAACACCTGATGATACTAGCCTCGTAAAAGATGGCGCGGCTGCTATCCGCACACTTGGATCATCGATTGACACTACAACAAAAAACCTGAATCCATCTACAACGCTAGGCGACATTGAATACCGTTCATCCAGTGCAAACACCAATACCCGTTTAGGCATTGGAACTACTGGTCAAGTTTTGACAGTTTCAGGTGGCGTTCCAGCATGGGCGAGTCCATCTGATCAAACTCCTTTAACAACTAAAGGCGACATTTTTACTTTTACAACTGTTGATGCTCGACTTGGTGTTGGTGCAAACGGCACAGTTTTAACAGCAGATAGTGCTGAAAGTTCTGGATTAAAATGGGCTACCCCAGCATCATCTTCTCCTGCTAGCGGTGTTGCAAGTGTGTTAACAAGACAATCAACTAATTCAAATACATACACAGACTTAGCAACAAGTGGGCCAGCAGTTACTTTAACAACTGGAACAAAAGTTTTAGTAATTGTAAGTTCTGCTATGGATACAGATGCATCAAGCAATGCACCTGCTGCGATGGATTTTGCTGTATCAGGTGCGACAACTAGATCGGCAACTGATCAAACTGCCGTAAAAAGCCCAAAAGTCAATGCGGCTTCCACAGAGCAATTTAGAGGGTCAAGCGCACAAATAATAACTGTTACTGCTGGTTCCAATACTTTTACTGCTAAATATCATACAACTAATGGTGAAACAGTTTTTTTTACAAATAGAACAATAACAGTTATAGATTTGGGGTCATAATGGCAATTACAAGTAAAGAAATTAACTTAAAGCAATTAGATCAAGAACTAGGCAGTCAAGGTCTTTGCGCAGATTTTAATGATCCAAAGAAAAAGTTGATTGTTCCAGCAGAAAATTCAACAGTTACTGAGGATGAACTAAAAGCAGCTATTCAGGCACATATTGCGATTGACGAGACTGTGGCAAAGGCAACTGCTCGCCAAGCAATCTTAGATCGTCTTGGTTTAACAGCCGATGAAGCAGCTTTAATACTTGGATGAAAGCTAGACTCAGTAAATCTGTAATCCAGTTTAGAGAGCAGGCAGACGATGCTTATCCTGACAGAGACCGCCGTAGTGACGGTACCTGGGCAGATGCCCGGCATGCAATCAGAAAAAGCGATCACAACG